GATCACTGGTATCATACTGTATCGGAGAAAGAGCCTATTCGTGGAAAGTATGCTTGGAACTTTTTTCGGCAGCCTGGTGGCGTTGTGCAAGCGAGCCCGGACGAAGTGCCTGAGAACCCGGAGGCACAGGATTTTATTCATAGTGCTGGCCGTTGGTGGCAGATAAATCCGAAAGCTGAGAACAGGAATAATTTACCGCCGGGTTACTATCAGCAGCTGCTTGGTGGTAAAAACCTGGATTGGATACGGTGTTATGCTGAGGGCAAGTTTACATTTGTTCAAGAGGGCCGGCCGGTCTGGCCTGAATATGATGATGAGCTTATGAGCGGTAATACAGAAGTTGACCCATACTTCCCGGTACAGATTGGCGTTGACTTTGGTTTGACGCCGGCGGCTATCTTTGGGCAGCGCACATCTGGCGGTGGCTGGCGCGTGCTGGATGAGCTGGTTACGTTTGATATGGGGCTAGAACGGTTTGGTCAAGAGCTGCTTGCCAGGATAGCTGAAAGGTATAATAAGTGTGAGATATTGGTTTGGGGTGATCCGGCTGGTAATAAACGTGATGAAATCTATGAGGTAACGGCGTTTGACCATTTGCGCAGCCTGGGATTTAAAGCTCAGCCGACAGAAAGCAATGCGTTTCAGGTACGCCGGGAAGCCGGTGCATCGCCTATGTCCAGGCTTATTGCGGGCAAACCTGGATTAATTGTGGATAAACGCTGCTTGCGGTTGCGCAAAAGTCTGTCAGGCGGGTATTATTTTAAGCGTCAGAGCCTGGGCGCCGGCCAAGAGCGGTTCAAAGATATGCCAGTAAAGAACGAACATTCGCATTGCGGCGATGCGTTTGGGTATTTGATGCTAGGCGGCGGCGAGCAACGCAAGCTGCGCGGCCGGGGCAACATGGCGTCTGGCGGTATCTACACAGCAGACACGGATTTTTCGATAATATGATATCATTTTCAGACGCTAAACTAACAAGGGGCCAACACATTATCCCCTACCGCTCTGAGCATTTGTTGCAAATAGAGATGCGAGACTACGAAGCGCAAAACTATGAGGGGCATATTGAGGAATATCTTGAGTATGTGGATATGAATGTGGTCGAAGGGCTGACCTGGACAGCCATAGGACACGGCAAGGTAATAGGTATATTCGGATTTAGGCCGATGTGGCGGGCAGTAGGCGAAACCTGGCTGCTTCCTGGTCATGGAATAGAGCGCCATGCGATATCGGTAGTCAGAGTTGCCAGGCAAATAATGACCAACGTAATGTATGATTTTAGCCTTAAACGCCTTCAGATAGCCGTTTCAACCCAAAACGATACCGCTTACAGATACGCAAAAAGTCTGTATTTTGAAGAAGAGGCTATAATGAAGAACTATGGCCCTGAAGGTGCAGATTACAGATTAATGGTGAGGTTATCATAATGGGTGGTATTTTTAGTAAACCTAAGACTCCGAAGCCAGACCCTTCGATTGCAGAGGCGCAAAAGAAGCAAGAGGCTCGCTTACAACAACAAGAAACAACTGAAAAGATGAAAATCTCTTCTAGGGCAAGAGCTCGTAGAAGTGGCGGTCTACGGTTGCTTATGTCATCAGGAGTACCGCAGCAGCAACAGCAAACTGGCGGGTCCTCTACCAAACTAGGTGGCGGCCAATGACCAAGATTAAAGAAGATGCCCGCGTTCATCGCCGGGCAGTAGTGCAACCGGCGCCAGAGCCGGCAGTCGAGGCGAAACCAAAGGCTACGCGGAGCAAAGATAGTGACGCTAAAAAGGCACCAAAATCCAAAGGGCGGTCTTAACGCAGCCGGGAGAAAACACTTCGGGGTGAAGGCGCCGGTGAAATCCGGTGATAATCCCAGACGCGCTTCCTTTCTCGCGCGTATGGCGGGCGTCTCAGGCCCTGAGCGTGATAGTAAGGGGCGCCCAACCCGGCTATTGTTATCGCTTCGGGCCTGGGGCGCTTCTTCTAAAGCTGATGCTAGGTCTAAGGCTGCGGCTATAAGCAAACGGAATGAGGCGAAAACGCAAAATGCCTAAATTAAATGTACCAAATATCATGGAACGTGAGGCCAAAGCCCAGGCTAGAAAAGATGAGTGGCGTTCTATTTACGAAGATTGTTATGAGTTTGCATTACCGCAGCGCAACCTTTACAGCGGTTACTACGAAGGCAAGGTGGCTGGCAAAGGCAAGATGGCTAGGGTGTTTGATAGTACAGCTATCCATGCTACGCAGCGGTTTGCTAATCGTCTCCAGGCGGGGCTGTTTCCTCCTTACAAACAATGGTGCCGCCTGGAACCTGGCTCAGCAATACCAGAAGATGATAAAGAAACGGCACAAGAGCTGTTTGATGAATATAACAAACGTATGTTTGATACGCTGCGTCAAACTAATTTTGACCTGGCGATGGGTGAATTTCTGTTAGAGCTGGCTGTGGGCACAGCTGTAATGATGATTACGCCGGGCGATGAGTCCACGCCTGTACGCTTCACACCTATCCCTCAGTACCTGGTCGCTTTGGAAGAAGGGCCGTATGGTACTGTTGATAATGTTTATCGTAAACAGCGCATGAAGGCAGAGGCTGTATTGCGAGAGTTTCCAGATGCAAGAGTATCTGTGGAGCTGCAAGAGGCTATCGACAGGGCGCCTGACAGAGAGCTGGATTTGTTTGATTGCGTTTTGTTTGACCAAGAAACCGGGCGTTATCATTACCACGTTATTTGGCCTTCTAAAAAGCAAGAAATTGTTTATAGAGAAATGCGCAGCAGCCCGTTTATTGTTGCTAGATACAGCAAAATTGCCGGCGAAATATATGGCCGTGGCCCGCTGGTAACAGCTATCAGCGATATCAAAACACTGAACAAGACCCTGGAGCTGGTTCTAAAAAATGCCAGCTTAGCGATTGCCGGTGTTTATACAGCTGCAGATGACGGCGTTCTTAACCCGCAAAACATTAAGATACAGCCTGGCGCTGTTATCTCTGTCGCTAGAAACGGCGGGCCGCAGGGCGCGTCACTAACGCCGCTGCCTAAAGCTGGTGACTTCAATACCAGCCAGATTATCATCAATGACTTGCGTATGAACATCAAAAAGATTTTGATGGATGATACGTTGCCGCCGGACAACATGAGCGCTCGGTCTGCTACGGAAATCGCAGAACGCACCCGCGAGCTGGCCACTAACCTGGGCAGTGCTTTCGGCAGATTGATACAGGAAACCCTGGTGCCGATTGTTAGCCGCACCATGTTTGTTATGGATCAACAGGGGTTGATTGACCTGCCGCTAAAGGTGAACGGTGTCCAGGTTAAGGTAACGCCGGTATCTCCCCTGGCACAAGCACAGAAGCTGCAAGAGATTAACGATGTGGTCCAGTATATGCAGATTGCCAATCAGATGGGGCCGCAAGGCCAGGTAACGGTATCTGTCCCGCGTGTGCTTGAGTTTATTGCTGAGCGCTTGGGCATTGAGCAGACGCTTCTTAATAACCCAGAAGAACAGCAAATGATGATGCAGCAGATGCAGCAGATGATGATGGCCCAACAGGCGCCGCCGGAAGCAGAGCCGGCGCCCGGAACTGAGGAACAAATGGTATGATGGAAGAAGGTTGGGACGGCCTATCCCCGGTTGATATAGAGCAGCCAAAGGCAGAAGATTTAGATATTGTTTATGCAAAGGCTTTTAAGACAGCTGAAGGCCAGAAGGTGCTAAGTCACCTTAGAGGCATTACTATCGAGCAGCCAACTTGGGTGCCCGGTGAAGATGCCAGTTTTGGCTATGCTAGAGAGGGCATGGCAGAGCTGGTTCGTATGATTGAAAAACGCATCAGGAGGAGCGAGAATGGATAATCAAGAAGCACAAGTTGCAGAACAGACGCAAGCGGATGCACCGCTAATTAACCCACAATCAGAGCCGGCAGCCGAAGCGCAGCAAGAGCAGCCGATGCCACTATTCGAAGAACAGCAAGCTGCTACAGATATTGATGATGATGATGATGGCCCGATAGAACGGCCTGATTATTACCCGTCTAAATTTTGGGATGAGGATGGCCCGGATGTTGAGAAACTTGCAAAGAGCTATGCGGAACTGGAGAAGCAGTTTAAATCTGGGAAGCATAAAGCTCCAGATGGTGATTATGATGTGGCGTCTCTTGTTGATAAAGGTTTGGACCCGGAAGATGAAACAATGGGCATCTTCTCTGAATGGGCTAAAGAAAATGGCGTCAGCCAAGCTGCGTTTGAAGAGCTGGCTGGGAAAGTCCTAGACGTAAGCAAAGTTGAGGGCGAGCTTTTCGAAGCAGACCGCCAAGCAGAAATGAGCAAGCTAGGCGAGCGAGCACAAGAGAAAATACAGATGACCGAGCGGTTATTGATGAAAGCGCCTCTTACAAATGAAGAGCGCAATGCTCTAGCTGTTGGCTTGGATAACGCAGATAGCATCAATGCTTTTCTTAAATATCACCAGGCGCTAACTAATGAAGGCATCCCGGTACAGGCAGCACCGTCAGCTCCGTCTATGACGCGAGAGGACCTGGAGTCAGCGATTGCGGACCCTCGTTGGCAGTCTGAACCAGCATGGCGGCAAAAGATTGAGAAGCAGTGGATGGAGGCTAATTCCTAGATATAGTTGCCAAAGCTGTTAAAAAGGTGTAAATATGGTATTGAAGGCTAACCGCTCCGGCCCTTCTATGGGATGAACTCTCTGGCCGGCATGACCAATTTCATGCAAGCGACTGCCCGTAAGGATAACAGTTTGCGAAATAGTAGTAACTCTAATTAGGAGGTTCTAGCTATGGCGCAGAACGTAACCACAGCGTTTGTTACCCTTTTCGAAAGTGAGGTTAAGCAAGCGTATCAGTCTGAATCAGTGTTGCGCGGTACAATGCGTACTCGTACAGGTGTTCAGGGAAATACTGTAAAGTTTCCAAAAATCGGCAAGGGTGTGGCAACACCTCGGATTAACCAAACTGACGTTACCCCACTAAATGTGACCTATTCGCAAGTGACCGCGAATATGTCAGATTTTATCGCTGCAGAATATTCTGACATCTTCCATCAAAGTCACATCAATTTTGACGAAAGACGTGAGCTGGTCGAGGTTGTTTCAAAAGCGATTGCCAGACGTATGGACCAGATTTGTATTGACGCGCTCAATGCAGCATCTTCTCCATCAACTGTTGCGACAGGTATTGGTGGTGCAACCTCGAACATGAACATCGAGAAGCTGCGTGCAGCAGCAAAGGCGATGAATGAAAAGAATGTGCCAGCAGACGGCCGTTACTTGCTCATGCACGCTTCTCAGCTCGATGCTCTATTGGGTGAAACAGAAGTAACTTCGAGTGATTTTGCCACTGTGAAAGCTCTCGTTCGCGGTGAAGTATCATCATTTATGGGATTCGATGTGTTGACTATCGGTGATAGAGACGAAGGTGGCCTACCAAAGCCGTCTACTCGTACTTGCTTCGCGTGGCATAAAGACAGCATGGGTTATGCTGAGTCTATGGCACAGAAAAGTGAAGTAAACTATATCCCAGAAAAAACGAGCTTCCTTGTTTCATCGATGTTCTCAGCTGGTGCTGTTGCCATTGACGATGAGGGCATCGTTAAAATTAGCTGTACTGAATAAGGAGATTTGTAAATGGCTTATGATTCAGCTGGTTTAGCGACCATCGCAGCATCAAAGAGCGGCAATGCACCTAACGTGTATAGCTATAAGACTGCGGCAGACAACAAGGCTGCTGTGGCTGGCTCTGGCTACTTCGATAGCGTAGAATCTCTTATCAACACAGGCGATTTCATTATGAATTTCGCTAGTGATGGTGGGCAGCTTCTTGTCGCTACCAATACAGCGGGCGTTATTACAACCGCTGCTATTTAACTTCCCTGATGGGGGCTGTTCCAACCAGCCCCCAACAAACTAAAGGAGAGCGGGATGGCTGCTGGTGATACCGATTTATCTATTTGCTCAGATGCTTTGATATTGCTGGGGGCTGCCCCGCTCTCTTCTTTTACAGAAGGCACAGACGCCGCCCAGGCTTGCGATAGACTTTATCCAGACTTGCGCGACAGCTTGCTTTCCAGATATCCATTTAGCTGGAGCTACATTAAGGTGCAGCTCGGCCGACTATCTAATACACCTATCAACGAATTTAAATATGCCTATGGTCTGCCTGGTAATATGTTATCAGGCGTCCAGGCTGTTTTTGAAACAAGCTCTACCAATCAACAGCCAATAAACGATGGTTGGGAAATTTATGGTCAAGAGTTTTACACAAACTTGGAATCTGTTTATATTGACTACCAGGAAAGTGTAGATGAAAGCAAAATGCCGCATTACTTTGTGCAGCTGCTGCGTACTGCTTTGGCCTCGGAATTGGCCATTACAATCACTGACCAACCAACTAAAGCAGATTATTTCCGTACATTAGCATTTGGTACGCCGGGCGAAAATGGCCGGGGCGGTCTGTTCCGTGAAGCAGTCAACATTGATTCACGCGGCCGGCTGCCACAGATTATTGAAGATTATGCACTGATAGCGGTGAGATAATGGCTCGGATTGTTCAGTTTCAAACGAACTTTAGTGTTGGCGAGCTAGACCCTTTACTGCGTTCTCGCACAGATTTAGGGCAATACAAAAACGCACTAGAGACAGCTGAGAACGTAACTATCCAGCCGCAGGGCGGCGCACGCCGGCGAGCTGGCCTTGAGTTTATCCATGACTTTGGTGGCAGCTTTACATCATTTAAGCTAATACCTTTTGAATACAGCGTAGATGATAGCTATCTTTTGGTCGTAGTAACTGGCCGCATTTATGTATTTAAGAACGGTACACTGCAAACAAATATCAATGGCAGCGGTAATGATTACATAGCTGTAGCTGCAATTACAGCAGCGATGATTGACGAGCTTAACTTTACACAAGCAGTAGACACGTTAATTTTGCTTCACAAAGATTTAGAGCCGCAAAGAATTGTACGCAACAGCGACACCAGCTGGACAGTAGGCGCCCTGCCTATTTCTAATATACCTAAGTACGCTTACTCAATAACAACTACAGTCGGCAGCTCTTATAACACTGGCGTACCGCATGACCACCTAGAGCCTAGCGGTACAGACGGAAACATTACCATAACAGCAAAGCATAGCGGTTCTGATGCAAACATATTTACCGCCGCTGCCTCTACTTATATCGGTCAATATATAAATGTTGAACCTTTCGGCCGGTTGCGGATTGTTCGCAAGGTAACTGCAGCAAAGCTAGAGGTTTACTGCGAGGTGCCGTTGTTTGACACTAGCAACATTGATGATGCTGATTGGGAATATGAAGAAGGCTATGAGGACGTTTGGAGCTCTTCAAGAGGATGGCCCCGCTCAGCAGCGTTCCATGAAAGCCGCCTTTACTTCGGCGGCAGCGGTTCCAGGCCTAATACTATTTGGGGAAGCAAGGTAATTGATTTCTTCAATTTCGATATTGGCACTGCGCTTGATGATGAAAGCGTTGAAGCGACCATTAACACTAACCAGCTTAATGTCATAGTAAACCTAAACCCTGGCCAAGATTTACAGATATTTACCACAGGCGGTGAGTTTATTGTTGCCCAGGGGGCCAATGAGCCGATCACGCCTTCTAACTTCCTTGTGAAACCGCAAAGCCGCTTGGGCAGCCGGCCAGGCGTTCCTGTTGAGGATTTAGCCGGCGCAACAATTATCGTGCAGCGTCAGGGAAAATCTCTTATTAGCTTCCAATTTACAGACACAACTGCCAGCTATGGTGCGCAGCCACTATCTGTTTTAAGCAGCCACTTGCTCAATGACCCGGTAGACCTTTCTATACGCCGGGCAACATCAACAGACGAAACGGACAGGTTGTTCCTGGTCAACGCCGGTGATGGCAGCATGGCAGTTTATTCTATTCTGCAAGCTCAGAACGTCATAGCGCCCAGCAGATTTACCACAGACGGTGAATTTATAGCTGTAGCTAATGAGCTTTCCGACACTTACGCAATCGTTAAAAGAACAATAAACAGCGCTACGGTGTACTACCTGGAGAAGTTTAACGAAAGTTTGACGCTAGATAGCGCTAAATCGGGCGTTGCGGCCTCCTCAGTCACTATGGACCACTTGGAAGGGGAAACAGTAGAGATTGTAAGAGACGGCGTTCTGGAGCCTTCTCAGACGGTTCCGGCATCTCCGCATACAATTACATTTGGCACAGCTGCTACAAGCAGCTTCCAAGTTGGCCTTAATTACGATATCACAATCAAGACAATGCCAGCTGAGCCGGCGCTGCCCCAGGGCACTGTCCAGGGCGTAAACAAAAGAATTGTCCAGGTAGATGCTATTGTGCATGAGACGCAGAACATGAC